TTGACACTCACTTGAGGACTAGATCCAATGGAGAAGGAAGGATTGCAAGGAGCGGTCATATACATGTCCTTCAAAACCACGAAGCGATCCATGTTGTCGTACTTCAAAGGGCAAGTCACATCAGGACAAGACTCCGTACCATCTTGAGCGGTGATACCAAACATGGTATCGAACGATGGAATAGCACCACCAGAGGGTTGCTTGTCCCATACCAGTACGATGCGCAAAGAGGGAGCAGCAGTAACACCAGTAGCCAACACAGGGGCAGTCACAAAAGTAATAGCACCCTTGATACGCACAGAGCTTAGGTGGGTCTTACGACCAACTCTGTTCCAAGAACCGTTGCCTTGTTGAATGAGATTCAACACCTGGATATTGGCGTTGGTATTGGTAGTACCAATAACAGCAATAGCTGACACATCAGTGTCCATGCCTTTCATCTCACCTGGGATGGTTTTGATGATACGATTGGTCAAGGCGGGAGAGTTGCTTGGTATGGAGTACTTCATCTTTTTGTACGGGCGCGAGACGATGGTGTCGTCGGAGTAGTCCCGCTTGCGTTTCACGCCACGGGAACCAGATAGGTACCGGTCATAGAAAGGGTTGAAGCCACCAGACATGATGAAAAAAATGATAGTCTTTACTCTTGGCGGGCTTTTGGGTCGGCATCTTCCAGGGCCCAATTTGAGGGCAACTGACGGAACTTAATAACTTCGTCACCATCATACACAGTAGGGGGCTTAGTATGGAAGTCCCATATCTGAGATATGCGACCCCATATAGCATCACGACCATAGCGACCAGTTACCTTCTTCTGATACCAATGAGAAGGCCATACATTCGTAGTGATGATATGGGTAGTAGCAGCAAGAGGTGCATCACCACCCTTCGGCTCTATCAACTGGGTGTATCTGTCGAACACTCTTTTCCAGTCAGAAAAGAACATATCACCTCCATCAAAGTCATCGTAGATGACTTCCGTCTGGCCCTTGTACTGAAGCCACCACTTTCCAGATGGCTTCATATAGGCATTCGGATACATATCGACCGCTAGTCGGGTCTTTCCAGTGCGGGATGGACCGTAAAAGACGATGACGGTAGGGGGTACCATGATTGACCTATGAGGCGATAACTCAGCCACGAGGGAGTTCCAGGCTTTGGGTCCTCGGATGACGATACCCCAAGCATCAGAGTAGTCTTCATTCTGGAGGACTTCCGTGGCCGATTTTCGAGCAAGGATGAGCTCACGGGCAAGCTTCGTCGCTTTACCTTTTTCTTTGGCGGGCCGATTGGAAGGATCTCCGTTGAGGGGTCGCACTCCGAGTTCAATAGGCTCGGTCCCAGGAAGGCGAGTATCTGGTTTGCTACAGTATCGGATGTTGTCTCCGACTGATCCTCGTATATACGCCATTCGGGGACTGGCTGTAGTTCCGAAGAGTTGTTGCACCAGTAACTTGGCACCGGTAAACCGTACTGCAGATGAGCAAGCGAGGTATCCTTGCACATGAGTGCGTCCCGTATCAGGGCATGACTCTCGCTGGCACATAAGGTAGGCACAAGATGGGGGGAGTCCAGTAGGGAAGATACAGTCACGTCCCTCTTCATCGTAGAAAAGGGTGAAGCACCAGTGCTTTCGGCGAGTGGATTGACGATTGATGACTGCATCATCGGGGATGGGGATGGGTTGGACATCAGTTGGTTGGGACATAGAACTTGAGAACTGGGAATTCGGGAATCCAAGTGGATTGGATTGGATCAACGCGTGTGGGTAATATTAAGGAAACTCCGTTTCCCCCACACGCTTAAGTACACCTTACCGGATCCGACCGGTACCGGGTACCCGATCGAACGTTCGTTCCCGCATTCCTATTGGTCAACGTCAACCATTGGTCGATTCTACAGTGCGAATGTTAGGTCAACCAGGGTTCGGATAATTCGGGTACCAGTACTTTTTAGGCGCCATTTTCCATGAGTGATTCCACCGACAAAGTGACCCAAGAAGAGAAGCCCCAATGGACCAAGAGAAGCTTACCCAACACCAACCAGACATTGAGGTTGTTGACCTTGTTAGTACTGAGTCTCTTGACTCTGGTAGTGACGCTGAGTGCATGGAAGATTGCGACGTGGAGTCAGAATTTGTCCACGAGTCTAGAAGATGGCTTAGATACGCTTGCCACTATCGTCAACTGTTTGAGCAGTTCTACGACGATGCAAGACGTGGACAGGTGCCTAAGACTGACGTTGTTGAAAGGCCCAGAGATGAAGTGGTAGACAACTGGATATGGGAGCTCATGGATCATGACATGAGACACCTTGAAGACTATCAATAAAGTAGTAGTGTTGATATGCCTCCGGCGGACTACGTACCTTTAGGGATAAAAGTAAGGGGTGTTGTATTCTATTCTGGGAATTTATTCAAGTAACTGGTCCCACATCCAGTGGGCGTCCTTGGGTTCGGCGTGTATCTGTAGACCAAGTCTTGGACCTACTGCTTTAGGAGGCCTAGGCATAGTCAAGAGGGCCATAAACCAATAACGGTAGACGTATTGAGGTACTGTTTCGGGAGGGACCAGAGTGTACTCTTCATAGAACAGGTCGAAGATGCGAGCTTTGATCTGTAGGTTCTCTATATTAATCATGAGGGACGCATGCCTGCGCTTATTTATGAGAGCCGTTATCTCGGCCTTACTCTTGGGAGGCATGAAAATAATGAACTACAACAGCAACTCAATCTTTATATCGTACACGGGCAACGGCATCTACATTCACAGACGATGTGCCCACCAACTGAGAACGCACAACAAAGTACAATGCACCAGTGGAGATATCAGCGATGGTCATAGGCGAACTTTGGCCAGAATAGACAGACTCCAAGTCCTTCAACTTGAGGTACTCATCAATACCACAATTGACACTCACTTGAGGACTAGATCCAATGGAGAAGGAAGGATTGCAAGGAGCGGTCATATACATGTCCTTCAAAACCACGAAGCGATCCATGTTGTCGTACTTCAAAGGGCAAGTCACAT